CTTGCCGGTGATGGCCGACCATGCGATGGTCGCGACGCCTTCCGCGAACGGGGTGCCGTCGGGCTTGACCAGACGCACAGGGATGGCGAGGCCGGCCTCGTCGGCCTCGTCGGTTTCCTGCACTACGAGCGTCTGGGTGAGCGGCGCGGCCATCACTTGGCCGCCCTGCCGGTGGCGGACGGCTTCTTGAGCACGGCGATGCCCTTGGGGTCGAGGATCGCGTAGCTGTACATGGCCTCGGTGCGGTAGGCGATCTGGTTGACGCCCTTGAGGTCCTTGCCGGTGTTGTCGGGGTCGCCGTATTCGATGATCTCGCTCCAGATGTCGCGCACCATGCCCCACTTGATGAGGCGGAAGTCGCCGAGGAAGGCGAGGATGCCGGTCGCAGGGGTGATGAGGCGGCCGTTGACCGTGCCGGACGTGGCGGCGGGGATGCCGTCGAGGTTGCCGACCTGAAGGTTGATCGGGATTTCCGGGTAGAAGCGCTGGCCGGTGGAGGGAACGCGAATCTTGCGCAGCTCGTTCGCCATGGTCTTGGACATGGCGATGCCGTTGATGTCGTACTCGTCGCTGACGACCTCGGCGAGGCTGTCGATGTCGGCGACGCGGTCGTCGGTGGCCGTCACGCCGACCGCGGTTTTGGCGAGCGCGTTGAAGCCTTCGAGGGTCGTCTTCTTCTTGGGGTCGAAGGCGTGGTAGATGACGTAGTCGAGGACGCGGCCCATTGCGGCGGCCTGGTCTGCCAGAATCTTGCTGGTGATCTCCAGTTTGGCGTCTTCGTCGGCCCACTGGAGCTCGTTGCTGACGCGGGTGGTGGTCTGCACCTTGAAGCGTTTGCCGACGACAGGGGTGAGGGTTTCCTCGTAGCTGGACTTCTGTGCGCCTTCGGCGACGACCTCGGCTTCGGAATTGCCGGTGAAGACCATGTAGTCCTTGTCGAGGAAGAGCTGGGGTTCGCTCGGGGAGAGCGCGGCGATGGTGCTGGTGTCCTTGGCGCGCTTGGTGATGGCGGTGGCTACTTCCTTGGGGAGCAGCACCTTGCTGGTGTCGAGTGCCATGATGATGGTTTCCTTTCAGATGAGGGGTGAGGAGGTGTTGGCCGGTTAGAGGCCGAGGTTGCGCAGGTAGTTGACCATGCTCTCGTTCGGGCCTTTGCCGGACGGCTGGCGGTCCGCGCCGTGCACGGCCGGGGCCTTGGGTTTGGGGTTGAGCAGCTCGTGGATGCGCTTGGCGTGCGATTGCATGGCTTCGAGGCTGTCGCCTTCGATCACGTCGGCGGGTACGCCGGTCTCGGCCGACACCTGCGCCTTCCAGTCGGCCCGCTGCTTGGCGGTTTCGTAGGAGGCGACCTTGTCTTCGAGTTCCTTGACGTGTTTGGCGGCCTTTTCCTGTTCGGTCATGCTCGCTTCCTTGAGCTTTTCCAGCTCGTCGGCGGCGGCCTTGTTGGCCTTCGCTTTCTTTTCCCAGTCGCGCGAGTGGCCGAGCGCTTCCTTGTATTTGGCTTCCCAGTCGATCGGATCGCCGGCGTTCTCCGTGCCGGCCGATGCCGGCGGTTGCCCGGTGCCGCCGGTGGACTCGCCGCCTTCCGGCGGGGCCGCGACGAATCGGATGTGATGGGGTGTGGGGGTGAGGAACATGGTTGTTCTCCTTGTGGTTGAGCCCTTTCCGGGCATTAAAAAAGCCGCCCGTGCGGGTGGCTGAAAATCTGTTAGACTGGAATTGTCTTGGCTTCTCTACCTCGAACCCGTTATTGGCTCTGGGAGTGAGAAGCCGTTTCCGTATCGCGTTCGACCCTGACGATGTTCCCGTCGTAGTCGATGAGCAGAACGTAGTCGAGACGTCTGCGTCGAAGCGATGACCGTATGTAGTCTTTGCAGGCTTCGGCGTCCAGTTCCGTTCTTTCCTTTTGCAGATGAATGACTGCGGCGTCTCCTTGGCGGGCTGCGGATCGGAGAAGCTGGTCTATGGTGTTTTTGCCGTGTCCTTCCGGCGCTTTGAAGTCCACTCGTTTACCGTTGATGATGGCGTCTGATGTCTTCACGCCTTGTTTGTCGCTTCTTTCGCGCACTGTCACGGCAAACCCGTTGTCTTTGAGGGCGTCGAGCGTTTTGCGTTCGTGCTTCTGAAGTTCAGACCACGCCCTTGCGCTTTCCACGGAGGGTTCCGGCGTGGTGCCGTCGTACAGCCATCGACGGTCGCGCTGGCTCATTTCCTCGGTGATGCGATGCGTCGTCCACAGGTTGTAGTCGTCTATCTCGTCTTCGTCTTTACCTGCGTCCTTCATACGGGCGACGTATTTTCCATATTCGTCGCGATTGAGCATGCCGGCGATCGTCTTGCGGCATTGCAGGTATCGGGCTTTCATGCCTTCCGGGTCGTAGCCTTTGACGTGGGCTTCTCCCCAACTGGATACGATGCGGCAGTCGTCGTTCTTGTGATATCGATTGTCCCGTCCGCCGGCCTTTTCCTCGCTCCAGTAGACGAAGCCTCGCGAGGCCATGAGGATGCAGAACGCGCAGGTCGGGCCGACCGGAACGCGGGCGTAGCGCGGTTGCGAGGGATCGTGCTCGCCGTTGAATTTGGCCGTGAGTCGTGCCGTGACGCCCACGATGTCGGCGGCGAGGTTCATCCATTCGTCTTGTCCGTATCCGTCGGTCTTCATGGCCCATAGGTCGTCCATCGTCAGCCCAGCGCGACTGCGGTGGTTGATGACGTCCACGAATTTGAGTCCGACGTGGTCGGTGCTGTTGTATCCTCCGACGATCTGCCAGAAGGCGCGATCCGCGCTCACCTGCGACGGTTCGTAGGACGGCAGTTCCACGCCGGCGGCTTCGGCCCATGCGGATCGCACCGCGTCATAGTAGTCGTTGGCGACTTGGTTGGCGCGATCCGCGTAGGTCTCGAACACTTCCGTGCGAAGGTAGTGCAGCGGGTCTTCAAAATTGTCCCACGCAACTCCGGCCGCGAGCTGCTTGGCCTCAAGGGACAGGTCGGCGAGCGCGTCCTGATAGTCGTCCCAGAGGTCGTCAAGATGGGTTTGGAATGCTTGGCGCTGCTGTGGAGTGAGGTTGTTCAGCGGCAGGTTGGCCGGTTTGCTGCTCATTGGCTTCGGCCTCCTTGCCGTCGGTCTTGGCGATCGTCAGTTTGGCTCTGAGCTCGTCGATGGATTGCTGGGTGCGCTGTTGGCGTTCGTAGGTTCGGTGGGCTTTGATTTCGTCCCATGTCAGGCCGGCGCGGCTCAGGCCCACGTCGCTGTCGGCGAAGGCGGGGTTGGTGGATGCGACCTTCTGGTACCAGTCGGCGCGGGCGGCGTCGCTGGTTTCCTTGACCGGTGCCCAGATGGGTCGCAGTTCGCGCAATGCGTCAGGGTCTGCGCCCTGATAGGCCAGTGCGATGCTCATGGCTTCCTTCAACGCGCGGCCGAAGCGTTTGTTTTGCCGGTCGGCGGTGCGGGAGAGCTTGCGTTCGGCTTCGGCCATCGCCTCGGCCGAGGCGGGATTGTCCATCGTGATGCCGAGGTCGTTGACGGGGATGTCGGTTTCGGAGCTGACCATGAGGGCGATGGTGCGCAGCATGTCGGCGTGCGGGGTCATGGATGCCTGCTGGAGCTGCTGCATGGTGGGCTTGTCGCCGTTCTTGTTGGCGGGCATGCCGTTCATGACGCTCACGATGCTGCTCCATGTGTCGTCGGTGAACTTCTTCGACGCTCCGATGAACCACACGCGGGGGGCTGCATAGAATTCGGCGGTGGCCTCCATGCGCACCATGGTTCGCAGGCCGAAGTCGGTCAGGTTCATCAGTGTGCGGGTGATGCGGCTGTTGCCCAGCGGATGGTAGGACTGGGCGTCGTTGACGAGGGGCACGACGCTTGGCCGGTCGAGGTTGGTTTCGATCGTCCGCGCCGTCCACGGGCCTTCGCTGTTGTCGATTTCGTAGACCTTGCCGGGCAGCCATACGGTGAACGCGGTGATGCGCCCGGTTCTGTCGTCCTTGTCGGTGATGGTCAAGGCCGAGCCGAGACGGCGGCGCCGGCGGTCCCAGATGCCCGCGCTCCAGTCCGCCGAGCGGGGCAGCATGAGGATGCGGCCGGGTTCGTCGGGGTCTTCGTACACGGTGATGAAGCTGCATCCGTGGATGTAGGCGCTGGTGATCGCCTCGGAGATGTCGGTGTCCCATGCGTTGTCGTCCACGAGCTCGTCCACCTGCGCTTGCAGCGGGTCGGGCGCGTCGAAGCCCTCGAACACGTTGAGGTCGGCGAGCGCTCGGACTGCTTTGTTGGGCCATCCGATCATTGGTTTGGCGAGGGCGCGCATTTCTTTGGGGATGCTGTAGGCGACGCCGTTGTATCGGTATCGGGCTTGGTAGTATTCGGCTCTCAGCATGTTGCGTGCGTAGTGGTCGCGCCATGTTGTGAGGAGTTTTTGGATGGTGGGCATGTCGTCGTCTTCGACGCCTTTGATGCGGGTGATGTTGGCGGATTGGACGGCGAGGTAGGCGTCTTGGGTGGCGGGGTTGGTGATGGCGACGCCGTTGTGGTCGGTGGTGGGCATTAGAACCATGTCTCCGTTTCTTGGGTGGGGTCTCTTCTGGTGGTCATGGCCCCGTGGAGGGCGAGGGTGACGGCGTTGAGTGGGCTGATGTCGGTGTCGTCGTCGGGTCGGTTCCATCCGAAGAGTCCGTTTTTGCCGATGGGGCGTGTGGTGGCTTTGTTGGCGGCTTGCCAGAGTGGTTGTTGGCCGTCTTCGGGCAGGTGGGTGAGGGTGCCGTCTCTGAGCATGTCCTGGAGGCGGCCGCAGGCGCGGCCCATGTCGGTGGCGGCGGTGACGGTGACGGTGACGCCGGCCTGGGCGAGGTCGGGCAGGAGCGCGGTGGCGGGGCTTTGCCCGTCGATGACGAGCGCGGCGGTTTGTTCCCAGACCTTGTCGATGAGGTTGACGGCCCACATGGTGCCGTCTTGGTTGGTGTCCCTGTATTCGGCGAGTTCGATGTGGGCGGTGTTGTCGTCGTAGCGCATGCATGCGCCGATGGTCAGGCGTGTGCGTTGGGGGTTCATGTCGATGCCGAAGCTCATGACGCCGCCGGGGCGGCGTTTGTCGATGGTGGCTTCCTCCCATTGGCGGCGGTCGATGGCTTGGCTGAGGGCGTGTTCGTCCCAGATGCCGAGGGCTTCGCGGCGGAAGTCGTCGCCGGTGAGGTTTTCCCACAGGTTGGCGATGGATTCGTCGCTGGTGTGGGCGGGGTAGCTGGGGTTGGCTTTCCTCCATTGCTGGCGGTCGAGGGGGTCGGCGTCGCGGTCTGCGGTGAATTCGACGTAGAGGGTCGAGTGGGTGCGGCCGGCGCGCGCTTTGTCCCTCAGGCGGGTGAACGCTTCGCCGTTGTCCCTTGGCCCGGGCGGGGTGCCCATGTAGATGGTCTGGGGGTTCCAGGCGCGGTTCTGGGTCGGCAGCATCGACGCCATCGCCGAGTCGGACAGGTGCTGGGCCTCGTCGATGACGAGCAGGGCGATCTTCTTGACGCCTCGCAATGCGCCTCGTTCTCGCGCGCGGAAGAAGATGCGCGACCCGTTGCGGAAGCGTATTTCCTCCTTGCCGGCGGCCAGGGATATGCCGTGGTCGGGGTCAACGAGACCGCTCATTTCGGGGCGCAGGACGATCGCGCACAGGCTTTCGAACGTGTCCTTGATGACGCTGAAGTGCTGGGCCGTCCACACGATGCGCATGCCGGGGGTTCGGGCGGCGCGGTGGATCGCGACCCAGCCGATGTCGTAGGTCTTGCCGGTCTGGCGCGGGATCGACAGCACGGCGTTGCGGGCGCTCCAGAAGCCGTCGGCGCTTTTCGCGAGGATGATCCGGTTGATCTGCCGCTGCCAGACGTCGAACCGGTCGCCCGCCGCTGCGGCGAGCCTGTTGAGGCTCGGCTCTCCGCTGGTGTACAAATCGTCGGGGATGATCTGGCAGCTCGCCCCGTCAATCCTCGTGTTCATCCAATCGTTCGTCCTCCGTGTCCAGGGCCTGCATGGCCGGATCGTGCCCGTTCGACGCCTTGTCGATCGCCTCGATCTCGGCGCTCATGTCCGCGAGCCGTTTCGTCAATGACGCGAGGTCGCGTGAGCTTATCGACCCTTCGTCGAGCTTTTCGGCGATCAGGTTGCGCATCGCCACCAGGAGGCGGCGGCGATCCCCGGAAGCGGCGGCGTTGCTGACCCTATGGGACTTCGACGCGCTCTTCGAGCGAGGGGTCTTCGACGTTCTGGACACCAAGACGGCCTCCGTTCAAGTGTGGAAAAAAGCCCGGGGGAAAAACGGCGCTTTGCCCGTGGTCGCCCCGGCGGGGCCGGGTGGGGTCTACTCCCCACCCCCGAACCAGTCCGAGCATCGGATCGGCCCGGCCGAGACCGGCGCGATGCGCTGCGGGGCTTTGCCCTGGGCGATGAGCTGGGCGACGCGCTCGCGCGCCCATGCCAGACTGTGCGTGCCTTTGATGGCGTTGCACCATCGGTGCGCGGGCCCGCTGTTGTCGTGCGTGAGCGTGCCGCCGCGCGCCAGGGCGATGGTCTCGTCCACGACGAAGCTGTATGGATGCGGTGCCTTGAGCTCGTAGTCGATGGGCCGATGGCAGATGTAGCAGTCGGCCCGCATGTGCCGCCACCGCTCGCGCTCGCGCCGGCGGCGATAGCCATTGCTGTACCGCGGATTGCCCACGCACGCCTCCAATCGAACGCCTGTACGGATCGACAGACTGCGCTCGCCGGCGGGAAGAAGAGGAAAGAACCGCCGGCGAGGCGTCTGTCTGTGGTGGTTTCTCGGGTGCCGCATACGCCGGTTGCGCACGGTGCCGGCGGCGGCTGGCGGATGGTGCGGGATTCGAACCCGCGAAGCATGAGGTCGGTTGTCATGCCTGCCCGCCTAGCAAGCGGGTGCCTTCGACCGCTCGGCCAACCATCCAAGGGGATCGGATACGAAAAAAGGGGTTATAGGCCAAAATGTGTGTCCGTTTTGGCTTGTGTTCCTTTGTGGCAGTG